TGAAATGGCGAAAAGCAGCGTCTCTCGCCCGACATCTGGCGCTACGAATGAATCTCAAAGTTTTTCCCTGTCGTGGCGGGCCTTGTCGCCAACGCCGAACTCAATAACGGTCACGAGGCCAGTGGTTTTTTCGAAGCTTCCAAACTCCACTGCCACATTTACACAACAAGAACAATTTACACAAGCCACAGAAACCACGGGGATTCATTTTAGTTCCAATTCGTTCACGCACGGATCTTTTGTTTCTACTTACGCAATCACAAGCTGGGCAACTATTCCTGCCAAGGTCAGACGATGGAGCGGTTCTGTTGAATACGACGCAACTGTTCCGTCCTACGTTTCCACCACAAGGCAGTCTTCATCATCGCTTCTTTTTACAGTTGATTCAACCAGTTCAACAACCGGCAGTGTGCCATTTAGGGAAACGGCCTCGCAATATGTAAGCCGAACAATTCAAAGGTCATCGAACGCCGTTGTTTATGGCCCTCCTCTTGTTTCTTGTGTCAGTCAAGGTAGTTTAACAAAAGCGCGCTACTTCACTCAAGGTGCAGTTGTGGGATCGGAAACTGGCGCGTGGATGGCAATAGAAGGTGGCCCTGTTACGGTGCAAACCGCCGTGCAAGCGCCGGGGGGAGTTACGCTTTTTCCATTCACTACTAAAGGCACAACTGTAAGCTCGAACACGCTGAGTTATTCTGTTGAAACGACAACCAGCAGTGCTGTTGTTTCCGTTTCTGGCGAAAGTTGGACGGCGGTTCAAGGCGTGGCGGGGCTGCATCACGGTGGCGGCCCACTGGTGAAAGGGCAAACTTTTACACAAGTAGCCAGCCCCGGTGGCTACAAAGATGCCGTAAGCGGAACAGTTACAAGTTTTAGTGGAGAGGGCTCGATCTGGACAGAATCGCAAAGCAACCAAATCCGCTCGTGGTATCCGATAGCAGCCATTTCACCACCGGAACTGCGGGAGGACAGACGATCAATCGTTTTTGCTGCTCCAAAAAATAACAGTCAGATTCCGTCAGCTTGACACCCGCCCCGCCCGCGAGTGCTGGCAATCGCTACATACGCTACCAAGAGCTATTTCTACGCTTGGCCGCAGTTTTTAAGGCGCATCGCCGCCGCAGCCGGGCATCACGCCGAGGCGCATTTCATTCTGGCAACCGACCAGAGTGACGAGGCCAAAGCGGCTATCGAGGCAGCGCGCCACGAACTGCCCGAAGGTTGGCGCATCCAAGCCATTACCCTGCCGCTCGATGACGGAGGGGCCGAGGGCAAGGACTACCAAGTAGAGGCGCAGATGCGTATTGCCGCCCTACAGGGGGCCGCGTTTGCCGCTGCGAGAAAGATCCGCGCCTCGATGTTGTGGTCGGCGGAGGCCGACAACCTTGTCCCTGCCGATGCTTTGCGTGTGGCCGAGTGGACGCTGCAAATGCCGCAGGCGGATGGGTCAAACTTTTACGATGTTGCCGCCGTGACGTATCCGAATGGTTTATTCCTTGGAGGCAACGGGACGCCCCAGAATCCCATTGCCGAGGACTTCACCGAGAAAGAGCGTAAGCTGCCGCCGCGCCTTGTCCGCGCCTTGGAGGCTTGCCGCGAAAGGCTGAAGGCCGAGCCGACAAGCGAGAAGGAAGGCAAGCGGTTGGGCCGATTGCATGAGCGGGTAAAGCGATGCGCGCCCGACGGCAATGTCTTTGAGGTAAACGGCAAACACGGTTGGAGGCGCAGGGGATGGATGGACTTCGCTTACCCCGGAATCGGTCGGGGGGCGCTCGTGCCATCCGATTGGTGCGGCTTGGGCTGCACGCTTCTTTCGGCCAAGGCGCTCGCTCTGGCCGAGTTCAGTGGCTACGACGGCAAGGGAACGCAAGACTTGTTCCTGTGTTGGCATAGGTGGCACTCGGCGGGCTTGCGGATCGCCTGCATCCCTCACACGGCGGCGGATCATGTGAAGCGGGACAAGGAAGGAAAGATCGTCCACTACCGGGCGTATCACGAAACGGAGGGCGAATACCGAGGCCACCTCCGCGTTCGCCAACAGGAATGGATGCCATGTTAGGCGAGCTTCGACCGCTTACGGCCCACCTCGATGAGCGGGGCAATCTCACCGAAATATTCCGCGCCTCGGATGACGCTCACGGCTTCGGCCAAGCCTACATCACGACTTGCGCGGCGGGGGTGGTGAAAGCCTGGCACCGCCACAAGCTGCAAGTGGATCGTTGGTTTTGCGTAGCGGGCGCGGCGAAAGTCGGCATTTGGGACGCCGAGGCCAAGCGGGGCGAGACAGTGATCCTTTCCGCCGACACGCCGCAGCTACTCATCATCCCCGCAGGGTTGTTTCACGGCTTCACGCCGTGCCACGGCCACGCCTCGGCGGCGATTCTAAACCTTCCTTCCCGCGAATACGACCCCGCCAATCCCGATGAGGATCGCCGGGGGCCGCTCGCCTTTCCGTTTCGGTGGGCTGTGGAGTCGCGCTGACACTTTGACACAGAGGGCGAGGGCAGGGCCATGCGCGTCTATATCAATCTCGACTCATCCGAATTTGTTGTCTCGCCCGTTTTGACGCAACGGGTCAACACGCTCTATTTCACCCGCCGCGACACGGTTCCCGTCGAGGTGCAGTTCGTGCGAGGCGGCTCGGTGGTGGAGTTGGGCGCAGGGGCCACAGGGCAGATCGGGATTAAGAAGACGTTCACGGGCAATTTCCTCGCCAACGATTCCGGGTGGACGAAGACGGGCACAGGCACAACCACCGTTTACACCTTCGATCTTAACCTCAACACGTCCAACATGGACGCGGAGTTCTCACCGGACGCCACGACCGAGAGCATCACGGCCAAAATCGAGGTCACTTGGTCGGTCAGCGGGACAACCACGACAACGCTGCCGACATCGGCAGTGGTTTACAACGATGTGATCCGTGGCGGGGAAGGCGTGCCGACCTCAACAGCCGCCGCCTTTGCGCTTCTGCAAGCACCGGGCGGAACAATCTACCGCGTCTCTGTCGATAACGACGGCATTCTGACAACCGTGCCTAACTAATCTAACCATGAAAACCATCCTCACCCTCCTCCTCGCCACCCTCTGCGCGGCCACCAGCTACGCGCAGACGATCAAATCGCTCGGCTTTAATTCTACCAACGGGCAAGTGATCGCCAATACGGGAACGAATGCGCTGACGTTTACGAATGGCACGGTATTTTTTGACAATATAAGCGCAGGAGCTTTGTTTTCTGGGACGAACGAGGTATACGAATTTGATTCTGGGACATTTGCAAAGCCCATTAGGGTATTAGAAACTTACATTGCAGAAACCCGCACCAACCTTGGACTCCCGCTCGCAGCCCTCACCAACACCAGCAACGTCACCACGATGCGGGCGCTGTCCGGTTCGACCAACACGAACCACCCGTTCAGCGGATCGGTGTCGGTAATCGGAACCAACAACACAAACACGCTCGTTTTCTCAAACGGCATTTTGCAAGAGGTGCAATGATCCACGAGCTTTCAGATTTCTTCACCCGCCCAGCCGTGGCCGTGGCCTCCTCGCTCGGTAGCGTCATCGTCTCGCTGCTTCCGCATTTAGAGACGGGGATGCGTCTCGGAACACTTGGATGCGGCCTCGCCATCGCCGTGCTGGCGCTGGGCAAGGCATGGAGGGATCGGAACAAATGAGCGCCTGCAATTCCTCACAGGCTGATCTTTGCTGGACGCGGGGCGACTCCGGGCGGCTCGATGTGTCGGTCAAAGACGCGGACGGCGATGCCTACAGTCTGGTTGGGGCCACGCTTTTTCTGACGGTGAAAAACGCACTCACCGATGCGGATTCTGCCGCCGTGATTCGCAAAGAGGTGACGAGCCACAGCAACGCGGCGGGTGGGATTTCCCACTTTGATCTTTTGACCACGGACAACGCCACGGCGGGGACACGCTACTACGATGTGCAGCTAAAAGACTCGACCAACAAAATCTACACGCTCTTCGGCGGTCTGTGGAAAGTCCTGTCCGACGTAACCACTCGCACCGCACCGCTGTAAAATGGCCGCGTATCACAAAGTCGAAGTGTCGCTGAACACCAACGCGGTCGAGGTGGGCATCCCGTCGCCGCAGACGGTGAACGTAGTAGTGCCGACGATCGGCCCTGCGGGGCCAACTGGGGCAACGGGAGCCACGGGCGCAACAGGCGCGACCGGGGCGCAAGGGCCAGCGGGAACAGGCATTGAGACGCTTACAAGCAAGGGCGACATCCTGTCGCGCAACGACAGCGCGGCAATTCGCGTTGGGATTGGAAGCACAGGCCAAATCTTAAAAGTTTCGTCTCAGGGGTTGCCGCATTGGGCCAACGAGTCGGGGGCGGTGACCAGCGTGAACGGCGCGACGGGCGCTGTTGTGATTGGTCAGGGCGACATCGAAGGGATACTTGAATTAAGCGACAGCCTCCAAGACGACATCAGCAGTCTGAACTTGCTTTTACAGTCGCACGGCGAGCGGCACAGGGCTGGGGGAAGTGACCCCATCTACAATTTAATGGTCAAGGCCGCAGGCGCTGGCGATGCGAACATCAACGGCTACTACTACGCGGCGAACGACGGCGGGCCAGTGGACTATATTAAAGTTGGGTCAAGCAGGCGCGCGCAAATGGTCTTTGTAAATTCTCGATGGGAATTTCAATACGATAGCGTTGTTTATTATCGCTCCGAAGTTCGCCAAAGCAGCAGCAAGCCTTGGCTTTCGACAACTTGGACAAATGTTTTGGGCAATTCGCAAATTGACCCCGTGCCAACCGTGACCGAGGCCAACTTGGCCGAGGTAAACGAAGAAGTTTCGCGGCTTGTGGATTATGCGGGAGCAGCAAAGCTCGGCAGCACTTCGGGGCTTCCTGTTAAAACAGGCACAAACGGCGTCATCGAGGCGGGTTCATTTTCTAATGCGGCAGGGACGTTTTGCGAAGGCAACGATGCGCGGTTGAGTGATGCGAGGACGCCAAGCAGCACGTTGGCCCACGCCGCCAGTCACCAAACTGGGGTTGCCGCCAAATTTAGCGGCCAAGTCGGCGGAATGTCGCAAAACGTAACGATATTTGCCAACAATCTTGGAACCACAGGCAACAGCATTACGCTTTCTTTCGACGGCACAGACGACATAGACACAGTTCTCGCAGCTTGGAATGCGGCAAACACCTCAAACACCGCAACATTATCCGCTGGAGATGGCACACAAGTTCCCGACAACGCAGAAGAAATTGTCTTATCTGGAGGCATTGCCGCTGGATCGGATGCGCTTGGCAACTTGCGCCTTTCGTCATTAAACATTAACGGCGGCGAAGTTGAGTTTGGCGGTTCGCTTAACGCCTACAATTTGCCATTCAAGGTTGTTTCGCCTGACATAGCCAACATCCAAGTCGCGCAACTTCTGGCAAACAATGCGAAGGGTTTTGCGCTTTATGGAACGGGCGCACTTTCTACCGATGGCCCTGTTGTTCAAGCCACACAATACGAGGTCACAAACAGTGTTAATTGTTACGTCAATCCCTATGGCGGGAATGTTATTGTCGGAGACACAGCGAGCAACGGTGCAAAGTTGCAAGTTGGTGGGAATCTGACGCTCAAAGACCTCGACAACGATTTCGCCGCCACCTTCGATGTTCAGTCGCAACTTTCCGATGACGTTACCCTCACGATCCCCGATCAGTCGGGAACTCTCGCAGTCGTTACAGACATCCCGACCACCGCAGGAGACGTTGGAGCGGTAGCAGCGGGAGCCATCACCACCTCTGGCCTCACGCAAGCCACCGCAAGAATTTTAGGAAGGACGACAGCCAGCACAGGCTCCATCGAGGAGATCACAATCGGGGCGGGCTTGAGTCTCTCGGCGGGGGAGTTGTCGGCTACGGGCGCAGGCGTCACAGACGGCGACAAAGGCGACATCACGGTCAGCGCATCGGGCGCGACATGGACGATTGATTCGGGCGCAGTCGGCACCTCAAAGCTCGGCGGCGACATCACGACAGCGGGCAAGGCTCTGCTCGATGACGCAGACGCAGCGGCACAGCGCACTACCTTGGGCCTCGCCGCCTCGGCCACGACCGACACGACCAACGCCTCAAATATTTCGAGCGGCACCTTGTCCACGGCGCGGATGGGCAGCGGGACGCCTTCGGCCAGTAACTTTTTGCGGGGCGATGGTAGCTGGCAGACTGTCGCGGCGGGGGTCGGCGGCGGCACAGGCTCCACCGACAATTCTATTTTGCGGAGTGACGGCACGGGGGGCAGCACGGTGCAGGATTCGGCGCTGGTCATTGATGACTACACGGCCTCAACCCAAGGCAACATCACGCTGGCGGCGCGTCTGGTTTCTTTTAGCTGCACGGCCACGGCATCAGATGATTTCGTCACGGCCACGGGCCACACGTTCGTCAATGGGGATCAAGTTGTCTTCACGGCGCTGACGGGCGGTGCGGGGCTGGCTGCGAACACCCGCTACTTTGTAGTTTCATCAGCAACCAACCAATTCAAATGCTCCGCAACGTCTGGCGGATCGGCAATCAACATCACCGCGGATGCGACCGCTGGAACGGTGCAGCTTCTGACGGCGATTGTTCTTAATCCTAACAATGTCGGAGCGCTTATATTCGGGCAAAAGCCAGATGGAACAACCGTTGGTGGTAATGCGCGAGGCTTGCAGGCCATTGATTTACAGAGCGGTCGCGGTAACGCAATCCAAGTGGCAAGCGGAGACCAGTCAGTAATTGTCGGAGGATTATCCAACCGCGCATCAAACGCGCAATCAGTGGTGATCGGCAGTCAGTTGTCCGTCGCAAGCGGAGCGGGCGCTATCGTTTTGAGCGGATTTTCCAACACGGCCAGCGGCGGAAACGCTGCCATTCTCGGAGGTCAATCCAACACCGCCAGCGCAAACCACTCCGCAGTTGCAGCGGCCATTAGCTCCACCGCCTCGGCAGTCAACGCATTTGCTACAGGCGACAGCGCATTGGCCGACCGCCGCAGTATGCACGCAATGACGGGCGGATCATTCGGCGCGCAAGGAGATTCGCAGCACGTTCGGGTCGTTCTTCGCAACAAGTCAACGAGCAACGTGGCCGTCGAGCTTTTCATCGTCGTCTCTGGCAGCGTTCGCTTCACCATCCCATCAAACAAGGTGATGGCTTGCCTCATCAACGTGCTGGCCGTGACCAGCGGCGGCGAACACGCAAACCAATATGTCCGCCGTGTGATGATCGGCAACAGGGGTGGCACGACGGCCTTGCGCGGTGCGGTGCAGGATGTCGGCACAGAGGAACAGGTTTCCGCTGCTGATATTACAGTTACAGCGGATGACACAAACGATTCTCTTAACATTTCTTTCACGGGGCCGACACCTGTGACGGGATGCACAGCGGAAGCCGATGACGATGTTATCAGCAAAACCGCCCACGGATTTAACAACAACGACGATATTGTTTTCACCTCGCTTACGAGCGGCGCGGGACTGACGGCAAACACCGTGACCTATTGGGTTATTGATTCCGCTGCTAACACCTTCAAGGTCAGCGCGACTCGCGGCGGAGCGGCGGTCAACATCACTACCGACTACACCGACATGACCGCCACTCGCGTCATGCGCGTGACCGCCAGCGTTGATGCCGTCGAGGTCGGTTTTGGAACCTAATTCTATGAAAACTTTCGGACTCATCTGGCCTAACGGCGCACAGGAACTTCGCTCTATCGTCTTGGACGATGACGGCAACCCGCGCATGGATACGCTGGAGCCGAATCCCAAGCCCGACGATTGGCAGGCTCCGCAAGTGCTGCCGCTGGTTAAAATCGAAAAGCCAGCGCAGGGCGCATGGGAGCCGAATGTGGTGTGGTTTGAGGATCGCGTCGAGCGGCAGTGGGTCGCGGGGACGCCTGCGCCGTTGCCGACCTTCACCGCCGACGAATGGGTGGACGCGCAGGGTTTCACAGGCAAGCGCCCGACAACGCTTCTTTATCTCAAGCTCAGGCTCGATGCCGCGCAACTCACCTCTGCCAGGCTCGCCGCCGTGCAGGGCTGGCTCGATGGCATGATCGTGGCGGGTGTGACCGCGCCCGATGAGAAGCGGAGTGACTATCCTGCCGCGCCTTATTCGTTTGAGGAGGCATCGGCAGAGGCGCTTTCTGTTCTCGCTGGGTAGGCTTTGACACCCCCACGCGGGGCATGAGCTACCTACTTGCGAGACTCAAAGAGAAGTCCACTTATTCGGGCCTACTGGCCCTGCTTTCGGCCCTCGGTCTGGCCGTTGATCCCGAACAGTTCAGCGCCATCGCCGCCGCCGTGATGGCGCTGGTGGGCGTCTTTGAGGTCTTCCGCCGGGAGGCCAAGTAGTGCGCGCCGTCATCTTGGCGCTGGCCGCGCTGGCTCTCTGCGGCTGCGAGGGAACCAAGCTCAACTTGGGCTACGACTTCAACGCAAAGAAGTTTTTCGCCGAGATCGAGCAGCCGTTAAGTGGCCACAAGAAGTGAACCCGCTAAAATGGTTCAATCATTTATTCGCGGTCTTTCGCGCTGGCCCACCGTCGATCTCGCGGAACTTATCCACGCCATCCAAGCTATCCTTGAAAAGCGAGCCAAAGAAGCCGAGCGCGCCACTAAAAAGCGCCCCCGCCACAAAGGCGAAAAGCCGTAGCGGATACCCGGAGAAACTTCTCAACACGCCGAACGTCTCGCGTGGCAAGCGCATCAAGCCACAGGCCATTGTGCTGCATCACACTTCGGGCAGCTACGCGGGCAGCGTGGCATGGTGCATGAACCCTGCCAGCCGCGTGTCTTACCATTGCATCGTAGCAAAGGACGGACGGCGCTCCACGTTGGCCGATCCAGACGAGCGCACATGGCACGCCGGGCGCAGCGAATGGCGCGGCAAGCGCGACTTGAACAGTTGGAGCATCGGCGCGGCCTTTGAAGGTGACACCTACAAGCGGCCACTTAGCGAGGACGAGATGGCGAGCATGGCGGAATATCTGCTGCCGCTGATGAAGCAATACAACTTGGCCCTTGGCGATGTGACCGACCACCGCACCGTTAGCCCCGGCAGAAAAGATGACCTGAACCCCGTCGAGTTTACGCGCTTCAAAAAGTATCTGGCCGCGCGGTTGGCATAGCTTCTGCTCAATAGTTCAAGCGTGGCTTTAACTACTGCACAAAAAATGAAAGGAGGACACCCATGCACCGACTACCCGACAACGGCATCGTTTACGGGCCGTATGGCGCAATCGGCTTTGTCCAGCGCATCGAAGCGAGGAAGTCTGCGGACTTTTTCGCGGCGTTGAGTTGGTTTCTAAAGCTGTTTGCGTAAACAAAAGCGCCGTTTGCTATACACAAACACCATTAGTGTATAGCGAAGTTCACAAAGGGAGGGGGCAATTTGCCTCCTTCCCTTAGCGCCATCCCAAAGCAATCGCCATAAAACCCGCGTTCGCGCAGGCATAGAACAGGAAGCACGTTCCGAGGGCTGGCTGGCCTTGGCTCCAGAATCCGTAGGCCGTCAAAAGATAGCAGACGGTGGTGATGACGAGGGGCCAGAAAGTCACGAAGCCTTATGCCTCCCGATGCTGATCTTTCCGTCGTTGCATCGAGTCGCCGCCCACCGAACCACCGCGCAGACGAGCCGCTCCAAATCCCGAACGTGCGTCTCGTCGGTCGGCGGGATGCAGGCGTGCGTTAATTCGTGCGTCACAATGCCGAGTAAGTCGCCTTTCACAGCCGAAGGATTTAGCCAGATCGTCTTGCGGCGGTAATGGCAAAGGCCGTCGAGCTTTTCCTTGTCGGGCGGGCGCTCTACCCGAACGCGCCACCATTGGCCGTCGAGCTTGAAGCGCATTGTCGGTGCGGGTTTCTTGCGCCGACGTTGGCCTGTGGCGGGCTTTTTCATCGCGGCTTGTAGTGCGGAGTCGCTCGCGAAAAACTTCCCACGCTAACGCGGAATTTCTGAACCTCGCAGCGGCCAGCCGCTACGGCATCGGCAAGCAGTCGGGCCATCGTGGGGCGGGTTCTGTTGAGCTTGTCGGCAAGTTGTTTGGTGGTGAACCAGCCGGGCGGCACAACGTCCGTCACGGCAGGAGCCGCGAGGGCCGCGCACCACTGGGCGAGGTCAGGGTCTTTGGTGGTCAAAATTTTTGACCTCATAGCGGGAGCCTGTAATGAGGGGAAAGCGTGACGAGATTGACCGTGCAGGCGTTGTCGCAGTATTCGCCGTAGGCGAAGCCATGCCGCCATGCCAAGGTCTGCCGCCGTCCTGCGGCATACTCCATGTCCAAGCGAGCCAGGCACCCGATGTTGTAGCCAATGGCATCCGCATGGACTCGCGCTGGTTCCATTGCCACGCGATGTGTGTGGCCGAAGACACAATGCGCGCCGATGGTTTCTGCCGTGTCGCGGGCCGCGCTGACGTTAAACAAAGCGCCGTGCAGAAAGGCCGTGCCGCCCAGATACCGCACCGAGTCGCGGGCCATGCCGCGATAGGGGATGATCTCGGTTTTGTATTTGGCGAGGTTGTCGTGGATCTTCGCCATGACCGCGCCGGCGGCATAGGCCACGACCTGATTGGCGCTATGGGTCAAGGCAACGGCACGGGCCTCGTGGTTGCCGTGGAAATACATGGTGGGCCGCATCTCGTGGAGGAACGACAACCCGGCGAGCAGATCGTCCATGAGGGATTCGGCGCGGTCGGGGTCATCGGGGTCACGGCGAGCGCCAGCGCGCAGGCAAGCGAGGTCGATGGCATCGCCCAGGTGGATGCGTTGGTGCGGGTTGTAGCGGTCGAGGAAAGTCAGGAACGCTTCGCGGGCCTTCGGGTCGATGTCTGAACCGTGGGAGCAGGTCGCGGCTACCCAGCGTTTCCACTTTCGTGTAATGTTTGCCACGCAAGTGCGCGGCGTATGTCAAAACCCTATGCCAAAGGCTCAAAATGAAACCAGAAAGTAACCACTATTCCGACTCTATGTTATCGCCCGATCTTCTCAATTTCCTGTGTCGGATGGCACCATTTGGAGCCACTCAAACCAAGTAGTGTAGATTCGACCCCCTCCGCCGGCATCTTACAAATCAACGACTTACAGAATTTGAGATAGGAAAGTAACCAGTTTTGAACCACTCGGTTGCGGCCTTTCTTTCCTGCATTTCAAGGTAGTTCTTGCGGACTACGGCCTCGGAGTTGCCCATTTCTAAGGCCACCTGTGAGGCACTTTTCACGGCGGCGCATCGGTAACTTCCGAAAGAATGTCGCAAGCCGTTCTTCACCCACAGGGCTCCTTTTCTACGAAGGCGCTTGGCAAGATTGTCGATGCGGTCTTGCGGGGCAACCATGCCACCCGGCTGCGGTTCGCTCTTGCGTATCCATGAGGCGAGAGCGGGGAGGATTGGAACGAGGCGACGGCGTTTTGTCTTACAGATTTCGGGACGCACCTCGATGTGCTTTCTGCCGAGCTTGATGTCCTCCCATCGCAGTCCTTGGATCTCCTCGGTGCGTAGGCCCGCGAGGCCACCGATTGCCAGGGCGAGCCGCCATTCGCTTGGGGCGGCGGCAAGCAGGGCGCGGAACTCCTTCGGCGCGTAGATCGCCACAGGCTTTGTGTCCAAGGTCTTGGTGTGCGTCCGCTCTGGCGCGGTCATGCCGTCAGGGATGAGCGCCGACTTGCGCGCCCACGAGAAGAAGCTGACGAGGGCCGTGCGGACGTTGTTGTAGCGGCGGGGGCCAATAGGCAGGCGGTCGAGGTAGTCGCGGATCTGGTCGGGCGTTACCTCGCTCATGCGGACGGGGTGGGCCTTGGCAAATTTGGCAAGGTCGGAGGCCACAATGCGCGTCTCTTGCACCTTGCGATCATTGAGGTGCGCCATGTAGCGAGTCACGGCCTCGGCCACCTTGGGCGACTCCAGTCGCGTGGCTCGCCATTGTTGGAACTCGGAGAGCAAGGCGGGAGTGATCTCGGCCAAGTCTGCCTTGCCCACCCGGATGGCTTTAAGTTGGGCGCGGGCCTTGTCGCGGGCGCGGTCGAGGTTTTTAGAGGTGCAAAGGATGCGCCGCCCGGCCTTGTGGGTGTGCCATTTCCAGCGTCCGTCAGAGGCCAGCCAAAGGTGGGCGGAAAATGATCCCACTTTGACCGTATCGGTTTTCATTCCCTAATTATTGATTTGCGGGGGGGGGGGGGCAAAGTCAGCAGTTGTCCTACGCCCCCCGATATAAACCCCAGCGAAATGAAAACCATTCTTCACCTCTTAACGGCGCTTTTTCATGCTTGTGTCGGCCTTTGCTGCGCGGGCCTTCGTCTCCCTCTTAAGGGCTGCATCCGCTTTCTCAAGCTGTTTGAGCACTAACTCGTAGACATACCGAGAAAGGCTTTTGTTTTCGGCCTCGGCCAAAGCGGTGGCGCGCTTCTTAACGTCTGCCGGGAAGCTGACGCCCGCGTTTACGGAGTGCTTGCTCGGATCTTTTTTGGGATAGGCCACGCCTCCAACGTAGGTAAATCCCAATTCTTGTCAATTTTTGGGGTATAGGCAAAACACCCCATTTTATGCGTTGACAAGCTCTGACAAGACTTGATACACCTTCTCGCATGGCGAGAAAACCAGTTGCGGAAAACAAGAAGGCCAAGGCCGCAGGCATATCACTACCGGGGGATTTGATCCGCGTTGCGCGCAAGGCCGCGTTTCAAAAGGGCATGAGCCTTTCGTCCTACGTCCGCGTGCTGTTGGTTGAAAAATTAAACGGGGAGGCGGCGTGATTCCGCAACTTGTCACCACGAAGGAAGCCGCCGAGATGCTTCGTATCTCGCGCAACAAGGTGAAGCTGCATCTGCCCGCCGTGAAACTTTCAGCGCACGGCACCCGCTATGACATAGCGGACATTCGTGCGCTCATCGACAGCAAAAAGGAGAACACACAATGGACTACATGACCATCATACTCGGAACCGTCGCCCTCGCGGCCCTCGTCGGGCTGGTGTGGATGGCTGGTTACGAACTCGGACAGGCGAACGCGCAAGACGCACCGCCGCGTCGGCCCACCGTGGCCGAACTCGTCAACGAACTAAAACCCCGCCGCCCCAAGGCCGCGCGCAACCGCCGCAAGGCAGCACGGAAGGCGGTGCGGGCGTGAGCATCGACCCACGCCTTCGTTACTCCGACAACCTCGGAGCCTGCCCCTGCCTCGATCCGCTGGCCTTGGGCCGCGTCATGGAAGCTATCTGCAACGGCCACCGCCCGACCCTCGCCGACAAGGTGAAGCGCGCCCTGGCTCAACTTCGCAAACGTCTCGCCCGATGAACACCGAGCCCCCAGAGCAGGCAATCGGAGCAATGCTGGTGCTGACGGCGCTTGCCGTATTGCTCGTGGTGCTTTGCGAAACCGTTGCGAACTGGCTGCGATGAAAAAAGGATTCCTCGGACGCATCTTGCCAAAGGGCTGGGGCCGCAAAGGCGCGCCCAAGGGCAACAACCGCGCTGCCGGGCGCAAGCAGGGGCGAGCCTTCAGCACTCGGTTCGACCGCATTGATGACGCTCCACCGCCCATGAACTTGCAGGGCGGCGAATATCTCCACGCGAATTGCGTCGTGCTGGCCGCTGCGGTGTTTGCGCGGCCCTGGGCGAAAATGTGGGCGATGGATTTGTTGCCAACGGCGCGGATTCTCGATTTGAGGAGGCTTGAGAAATGAGCGGCGTGTTCATGGAGCAAGAGGACTTCATTCGCGCCAAGGATGCCGAGATCGGCGCGCTGCGGGAGGAGTTGCAACGCTGTCGCCTCATCATCGAGCGATTGGAAGCCGAGATTGCGGAGCTCTACACGGCGGCGAAGCGCGCCACCAAAGACAACCTCGACTTGCGGAAGCAGTTGCAATCGTGGGCCGACGAGGCCGATGCGGAGATTCAGTTGGCGAAGCTGCGGCGCGCTGAACTGGAGGCTTGCGAGCTATGAATTTGTGCAACGCACAAGCGGCGTCTTGTAGGGAAGACAACAACAGCGGGGGCGGTGGCACCTTGCGCGGTGCGTTTGATGCCGCCCCCGCTAATTCCCTGACCGTAGGCGAGGTTGGCTTCGGGCCTATGTGGCACGATGACGAACCGACGCTGCGGGAGCTCTACGACAAAGCGTGCCAGAGCATCGTGCGGCTGGAGCAAGAGGCCGAAGAGGCGCGGGCCACGCTCGCCACTTGGGAAGTCGAGCGCGGCATCTTGGTGCGGGAGTTGGAGCGGTTGCGCGAAATGGTGGCCGACGAACGCGCACGCGACGAAGCCTGCCGCGAGTCGTGCCGGGACAAGGCAGCGGCGGATGGGGGTTGGGCGAATATATGAGCCGCGAGATCCACTACTGCAAATGCGGACAGTCGATTTTCGCCGACATGACCGACTGCGGCGACTGCGCCGAGAGTGTGGACAACGTGGTTGTCGGCGTCGATCCCGGCACGAACCAATCAGCCTTTGCAATATTTGACGGGCGCGAAGTCATTAGCCACGGCATCTATGAGAACGAGCATTTTTTGAGCCACGGCCTGTGGGCGCGCAAGCAAGTCTTTTGCGAGATGATCGCATCTTACGGCATGGCCGTTGGCATGACTGTGTTTGCAACGTGCATTTGGATCGGTCGCTTCTTGCAGAACGCACAGGTGCAGGGCGGCGATGTGAGCCTTGTCTTCCGCCGCGATGTGAAATTGCACCTCTGCAATTCCCCCCGCGCCAAGGACGGCAACGTGCGGCAGGCGCTTATTGACCGACTCGGCCCGCAGGGAACGAAGAAGGCACCGGGCCCGACCTACGGCATCAAGTCGCACGAGTGGGCCGCGCTCGCGGTGGCGGTCTATGGCTGGGATCAACTTTTCGGACGGACAACCAAACACGGAGGCCCGCCCATCTGAACGAAAACCAAGACGGGCCAGGTGCGCTAACACCTGACCCGCAATTGAACACACACCAATGGAGACGAACCCAGAGAGCGTGTCAAAACCACGCAAGCAGATATGTGCCGCGCTGGTCAAGGCCCAGAAAGGCTTTGGCCCGGCACTGAAGAGCAGCCAGAACCCGCATTTTAAAAGCCGTTACGCCGATCTGTCGGCCTGCGTCGAGGCCGTGGTCGAGGCGCTGAACGACAACGGCATTGCCCTGACTCAGCACACGCACCACGCCGAGGGTGGCGTTTGCGTTGAGACAATCCTCATTCACGAGTCGGGCGAGGAGTTGAGCTTCGGCAAGCTCTTTGTGCCTTGCACCAAGCAAGACGCGCAGGGTTACGGCAGCGCCATCACCTACGCCCGCCGCTACCACTTGCAAACGGCGCTGGGCCTTGCACCCGAAGACGATGACGGCAACGCGGCGAGCGCATCCGCCCCGCGAATCATCGCCAAGGATCTGACCAAGGGCACCACGACTTACGCGGCGAGGCTGAAGCCAACACCGCGCACCACGGACGAGTTCCACGAGGAACGCCCAAGCAAAGCGAAACCCGTGGAGGCCGACGATGACCGCATTCCGTTTTAACCAACCAACAAACAACCAACCGAACACACACAATGGCAATCCAACTCAAAATCGACGTTAGCAAAATCAGCAAGCACGACCTCTACCAGGGCAAGAAGGGCGTCTATCTCGACGCAATCCTCTGGGAGAACCGCGACGGCCAAAGCCAATACGGAGATGACGGCTACATCACGCAGGGTATCAGCAAGGAGAAGCGCGATGCAGGCGAGCGCGGCCCGATCATCGGAAATTGGAAGCACATGGAGAAGAAGGCCGACGCACCGAAAGCGAAGCCGCAGGCCGACGAGATGGCTGACTCAGACATTCCCTTCTGACAATGAGCAACCTCACAGGCATCCATTACCAAATGGACGAGAAAGAATACCGCATGGCCCCGGCCATCGCGGGCAGTGACGCCAAGCACATCCTGCCGCCTAAATCGCCAGCGCACTACGCGGCCCACATGGCCGGGGAAACCAAGCGCGAGCAGACGAAGGCAATGCTGCTCGGCACTATGTCGCACTTGGCCGTGCTTGAGCCCAACAAGCTCGACACGGCTTTTGTTGAGAAGCCGAGCGACATCGACTTCCGCACCAAGGCCGGCAAGGAATGGCGCGAGAGCATCGGCACCACGCCGATCCTCGACGCCGACGAGGCGCGAGCCGTGCGGGGAATCCGCGACAGTATCGCCGCGCATGATGCGGCGAAGGCGTTGCTGGCTGGCTGCGACAGCGAGGTTGCGATGTTCGGCGAGCATAGGACGGGATTGTGGATCAAAGGCCGCGTCGATGCGCTCAAGGTGGAGTCGGACAACGAGGCCATCATTGTGGACGTAAAGACCACGAGCGCGGGCGCGGACTATAACACGTTCTCGCGGCAAGCGGCCTCGCTGAACTACCACGTTTCGGCGGCATGGTATTGCCATCTGGCGGGGCTGAACGGCCTGCCGCCTGCGCGCTTCTACTGGATCGCGGTCGAAGTGGCTCCGCCGTATGCGGCGGCGGTTTACGAAATCCACCCCGACGCGCTCGATCTGGGTGTGGGACTGATGAATGACGCGCTGGAACTCATCGCGCAGTGCGAGGACGAGGGCGTGTGGCCGGGCTATGCGCCAGAGGTGCAGTGCCTCAACTTGCCGAGTTGGGTTTATGGGAAGGGGGCGGCATGACCTGGCAACCCGAACTTTCCTTCGGTGCGCCCGAAACGCACCGCCGCCCTACGCAAGCGGGCCGCATCCTCGCGTATTTACGCGCAGGGAATCGGCTGACGGCCTTGGACGCGCTGGAGTCCTTCGGCTGCTTTCGCTTGGCCGCAAGGATTCACGAGTTGCGGCGGGAGGGCTGGGCGATTGAGGAGCGCACCGTTGAGACGCGGGGCGGGAAACGGGTGGCGGAGTATTCGCTATGAGCGCACCGAGCAACTGGATACCCGCCGACAAGGAATTGCCGGGCAATATGCGCTGCGTTCTCGCCACGGACATGGAGTGCCACTTCATCGCCATTTACGAGAGCGACAAGTGGATCTGCGCGACCACAAGCGACGAGATCGACAGCCATATCACTCACTGGATGGAATTGCCGGAGGTGCCGGAATGAAGCGCAATCCCTGGCTGCCGCATCCCGACAAGCTGCTGTGGAACAACAACGGCACTTACTGGATGCGCTGGGCGCCATTCGATCCGAACAAGACGGAGCGGATGGCCTTCAACCTCAAGACGCACGACGTGAACGAGGCCCGGCGCAAGCGGGATGAGATCGTGGCGAATTGGAATCGGAAAGGCGTGGCGTATGCCCAATAGAATCCTAAGAGACTACACGGACAGCCTGTGCTTTGACGGCATCGGCGCGGAGGTCGAGCGGCTGTTTATCCGCCTGCTAACTAAGGCCGATGATTACGGACGCTTCCATGCAGATCCCCGCCTGGTCGGCGCGGCCTGCTTCCCTCTGGAACAGGACATCGAGCCCAAGCAGATAGCAAAGTGGTTGGCCGAGCTTGAGCGGCGCGGCCTCATCTTGCGCTACGATGCCGAGGGAAAGCATTGCCTGGCAGTGATTAACTACGGGCAAAGGCTGCGAAATAGCCGCCTTAAATTCCCGCCGCCAGCAGACAAAGACCCCGAATGGCTGCCAACTCGCCGCGACTTGCCGCAACTCGCCGCAACTCGCCGCGACTTCCCGCCTGAATCCGAAACCGAATCCGAAACCGAAACCGAATCCCAAAAAGGGAAGCAGCGGGCGGCTGAAGCCGCTCCTCCGCTGCCTGTTTTGTTGGATACCGATGGATTCAAAGCGGCTTGGAAGGATTACGAAGCCTATCGCAAGCAGGCCAAGCTGCGCCGACTGACCACCATGAGCGTCCGCGACCAGTGGGCCGAAATGGAAGGCTGGGGGCATGACGAGGCCGTCGAGGCCGTCCGCACGACCATCCGCAAGGGATGGCAGGGGATTTTTAAGCCGAAGCAAAACGGCACACACAATGGAACCAACGGAGCCGCACACGGCATCCGCGACAGAAAGGAGCTACTCTATGACGGCACAGGAGATTGGTAACGAGAGGCGCGGCGCAGTCAGCCGCGAACAATTCCAAGGCAAGTTGGCCGGATTTTTGGCCGACTGGACGGAAGACATTTACCGCTGCACGGCCTGCGGCACCGAAGACAGGCTCATGCGCCGCAATGATCTGCTCGGCGAGCCCTTTGTTTGCTGGGGCTGCACGGAGGCCAAGGAGGCCGAACTCAAGACGCGCTGGGAGCGCATGGCCGAATGGACGCGGCAATGTCCAAAGGCATACCGCGAGAGCGACTGGAGGCAATTACCCTGCCGCCATCTTATCAACGAGGTGCAGTCATGGAGCTACGGCAAGCGCGGCGTGGTCTTCGCCGGGAGTCCTGGCGTCGGCAAGACAAGGCTGGCTTACATCCTGCTCAAGCGCCTGCACGCGGAGGGCAAGCGTGTCCGCGCCATGACGGCCACGGACTTCGCCCTGGGCGTCCAAGAGCAGGGCGGCAAGCACAAGCTGCCCGAATGGCTGAAGGATCTGTGCAGCGTGTCCGTGCTGCTGCTGGACGATTTGGGCAAGGAGAAGCTCTCCGAGAGCGTGGTGGCGCAGTTGTTCCACGTCCTCGACAAGCGCATGGCCGAGGAACTGCCCGTGTTGATTACGACCAACTACAAGGGCCAGCACTTCATCGAGCGATTCGGGGAATACGGCGAGCCGCTCTACCGCAGGCTGAAGGAGGCTTGCATCATCATGCCGGTGACGGCGCAGGAGGAAAGGATGGCGGCATGAGCAAGCGTCCGCATTACGACGCTCCCAGCGCCGCCGTGCGGATACGTGCGCTGAAACGAGACAAATACAAATGCACCTACTGCGGCATTTCTGGCAACGAAGCCGAATTAGAGGTGGACCACATTATTCCAAAATCTAAGGGAGGAAGTCACCACATCAGCAATCTCACAACAGCCTGCCGCAAATGCAATCAGCAGAAATCCAATAAACCCATGCAACCGAACAACGACAATTTTGAGCCCATAGGGCTGCCGGGCCTTTACGTGATGATTTTAGACGATGAAGGCTACATGAAAAACACCGGATACATCGCTGGCATTTTTGAGCGGTTTGCTTTGTTCCAGTATTTTTCAGCACTGACTGGTAGCCCGACAACCATTGAAGCAATCCCGCTCGATCGGCTGCTTGATCCGCAAAAGGCCAAGCTGTTTCAGCACAAAGAAGTTGCCGAGCTTTACTACGAGCGTGAATCGCGCCGTCTTGAAGCCAGATACGAAAAGCAGCAGGCCGACAAAAAGCGCCAAGCCGCCCGTTGCGTATGAGCGAATCCCTCCGCGCCTATATCGCCGCCCGTGGCCTCGACGCTCGACTGGTCATGAACGAACTGCAAGACAACGGCATGATTTCCGACAATGCCGTGAGCGTGGCCGAGGTGGGCAATGGCGGTGAGTGTATTGGCTGGCTGGAAAAACGCGACCTTAGCGCATTGCGGGCGCGGGATGGCACTTGAGTTCCAAGGCTTTAAAACAATGAAAAAACGACCGCAAATTGACAAAACGTGGTGGGGAATGGAACCCACCGCAGTTTGCCCACCCAATTTGTCAAAAGAGAAAGCGCAGGACGCGCTTGTGGCCGAATGGGCCAAGACTTTGCCCGAAAAAGAGCGTCGGCTGGTTGAAGCAATGCCCAAGCTGGCGAGTGAAGCGCACCACACTGGGCAGGAAAAGGACGCGGCGGAATGGAACGAGGCAAGCGAAGTGCCAGACATGGCCGGGGCTATCGACCAAGACCACGAGGATTTGATGGAGCGGTTCGGGCTGCATGAGGGGCAGGCGCTCGGAGTGCTGACTTGGGCGCGCAAGCGGGAGCATGACGCGGCCCGCTCGATGCAGGCCAAGGTGCTCGGCGCGATATTGGGGCGATTCCTTGGAGAGAAGACGGCGGATTCCAAGGTGGTTTTCTGGGCGCTGGCGTTTCAGTCGGGCGTGGCTCGGCATTTGACCCAACACAATCCGCACAGCAAGGCCACCGAACTCGGCGTCACGCGGGCGCTGATGAGCTATTGGCAGAAGGAATGGCAGAAAGAGCTTGGTCTTTACGATCTGACCTACGCGAAGACGGAAGAAGCCAGGGTGAAATACCGCGAGGCGCGGGTGGCTTACGTCAAAAAGAAGAAGGAAGCAGCGGCCTAAACAATTTTATGGGAACACAACTGACACAATACAAAGTCCCGCAAGGGATCATCGCAACAAAGACATCGCTAATCTTGCCCGAAGGCATGAGCGGCGAAGAGTGGGCCAACTTCGGCCAATGGCTGAAGACGGCACAGGAATCATTGACGGTATGGAATGCGGATTGGCTGCGCTATGGACGCACCAACTACGAGGCGGGGTTCGTTTCTGCGACATTGGAGCAAATGGAGTTTGACCTTAAATTCAAAGAGAACCTCCAACTGATTGCCGAGGTATCGCCAGAGCATCGGCACGAGAACCTGACCCAAGAGCATTACCTTGTGGCAAGCAAGCGGTGCGACAGCGACAAGGACAGGCAAGTGTGGCTGACTACCGCGAGCATCGAGGGACTAAGCCCAAGAGAATTGCAGGCCAGCATTCGGGCGCATGAGGTGATCCGCATCGACATGGACAAGCGCACGGTATCGCTGCCTTCTCCTTACGCTGTGCAAAGGGAGTTTCGTGCATGGCGTCGAGAGCTTGGTGAGGCGTGGAAGAAGTGGGACGATCAAGACAAGGAAGACATCCGCGAGACGCTGCGGGAGATCGTGGAGTTTTATGGGGAATTGGGCTCATGACCCACCCCCCCGGTAAGAAAGCTATCAAACAGCGCAAATGAATGGGGTTTGGGCGTCATTCAGTGTGTTTTTGTGAGTAATGGCTAAGAAATCACCTCCCACTAACAGGCAGAAAATTGAGAAGGTCAGGGCCGTTGGCAAGCGTCAGGCCAATCAGATTATTGCTGACGGCCCGAAGCTCCAAGCGGCCAAACTACGCAAAGAACAGGCAACCGCCGAACTGCGTGTGGCACAGGCCGCGACTGCAAAGCTGATGCTTGAAAAAGAACGCGCCAAACTAATTCCGCGCGAACAGGTCGAAGAAGAGGGCATTGCCATTGGGACGGCCATCAAGGCGCAGTTAAAAGCATGGGTAGGCGCATTGCCGGGACGGTTGGAGGGGTTGACCGCCGGGCAGATGGTTCCAATTTTTGAGGACGAAGTGACGCGCATCCTTCGCGTCATGGCTGGAAAATGCTGACGCAATCCATCCAAGCCGCGCTTGATCCTGGCGAACAGTTGTCGGCTATGGAATGGATGGGGCGCAATGTGGTCATCCCTCATTCGGCGCGAAATACGCAATTTGATGCAAGCACCGCGCCTTGGATAAACGAGCCCATTGCCGAAATTGCCAAAGACTCAAACGACGAAATTGTTATTGCGGCACCAGTTGGAAGCGGAAAAACCACACTGTTTGAGGCGCTGATTGCTTGGATTGTTGCCGAGAACCCCGGCCCAACACTGGTCGCGGGACAGACTGACAAAACGGCAAAACAATGGGCCGAATCTCGCCTTGGCCCAATGCTTGAAGCCATCCCATCTGTTAGGCGGCTTTTCCCGCACGACCGCCATGCCAAACGCAAAACGGAAATCCTGTTCCCGCATATGCCGCTTTTTATTGGCGGGGCCAATCTGACTAGCCTGCAAGAAAAGTCGATTCGCTGGGCAATCGGTGACGAGGTTTGGAGGTGGAAGCCCGGAATGCTGGAAGAGTTTCGCCGCCGCACTCACGACCGCTGGAATGCCCGCCGCATCCTTGTCAGTCAGGGAGGGGAAGACGGAGACGATTTCCACGAGGCCGAAGACCTTTGCGAAAAAAGGGACTTTGCTTGGCCTTGTGAATGTGGGGCGATCACTGTCTGGGACTTCAAGGACGTGAAATTTGATGTGCCGAGAAAGGCCAACGGAACGATTGATTGGAATGTTGTCAGCACGTCTGCGCGCCTCGTGTGTCCAAAGTGCGGAAAAGAATACCGAGACGATACAAGAGTTAGGCGCAAGCTCGCCAGCGATTCCCGGTATTTAGTCACAAGCAAAGGCGCGCCCGGACGAATTGCATTTCATTACGACGCTTCATGTGTGTGGTGGACTCCTTGGGGTTCACTCGCTGTCGAATGGGTTAAAGCCGACACAGAACGGAAAGCCGGATCTACAGAAGCGCTTAAACAATTTCGGCAAAAACGAAACGCGAGGCGTTGGGAAGAAGAAGGCAGCGGAGCAAGCGAAGAAGCCATCCTTGCTTGCCGCAATGCTTCCTACAGAAAAAGCGTTTGCCCGATTGAGCCCGTTATCGTGACGATGTGTTCTGACATCGGACAAAATGTCAGTCATTGGTCAACGATGGCTTGGAGCCAAGGGGCCGAGGGCTACGTTATTGACTACGGCACAATGACAGCCGTTGAAGACATACTTGAAATTGCCGCGCAACAGATATTTACCACACCAGCAGGCAACAAAGTTGCGCCATCTCAAGGGCTAATTGACTCTGGGTTTAACGCAAGCGCCGTCTATCGCGTCTGCGCGTTGTCAGGCGGCGTCTTTTTCCCAGCAAAAGGCAGCAAGGCTACTGCGGGAACCATTGGCGCGTCGGTGCTGAAAGACTACCCTAATATGCCGCTTTACACTGTGAACGAGTTTTACAGCAAGGTGGCTTTGTTTATAGACAAGATTGAAAAGCGCAAAGCGCCGTTCTTGCATTTCCCGAATGACGCAGGCGAAGAATGGCTCAGTGGATTCTCTGGGCAAAGAATCATCACCAACAGCAAGACGGGACGAAAAGAGTTTAGGGCTGTTGCTAATGACCACTACGCCGACACGGTGAGGCTTCACTACGCCTGTATTCACGAGCTTCGCAAGGTGGGCGCGATTGAATTTAACCTTTGACAGCCGACGCCCAAGCATGACCTCCGAGCTTGCTGGCATCCGCAAATTCTTGAAGCGCACCAAGACGCTTTCAGAATTGCAGACGATGGCAACCGCGCTGTTTGCCTCGGCGGAAAGCGAAGTGGTCATCACCTCGACAGGCTTTGAGGGTGGCAGCACCAGCGGCCAGGCCAAGCGTTACAGCAAGGCCGACATCCTAAACTTGGTCGAAGACTTGATCGAAGACCTCGCCCCGTCTGCCGAGCCCACGAAAGTCCGCAGCGCAGGCATGGTTTACGCCGATTGGTCAGAAGCGCCCGCCCGTTTGTGATTTGACAGACCGCCGCAGGCGTGGCGGAAATTCAAACGAAATCAAAGCGCGGTGGAGCGCGCCCCGGAGCAGGCAGGCCACGCAAGCCCAATGCCAAAAATGCAGCCTATGAGGCGGGCGAACTTTATCAGCCGGGCAGGACGTTTATCTATATGCCCACGGTGGAGCCGCGCAACGAGCTTACCAACGGCACGCGGGTCAACATCATGCGGAAGGCGCGGTGGCTCTACAACAATGTGGGCCTTGCCGCCCGCGCCGTCGATGGCGTGGCGCGTTATGTCTGCGGCACGGGCATCATCCCCGCCGCCCGAACCTCGGACGATGCATGGAACAAGCAGGCTGAAGAACTGTTTGAGGATTCGGTAGGCCGCGAAGCGTTCGGTTTCGACGCGGGCGGTCAGGTCAATTTCTACGAGGCGCAGAGCTTCATCATCCGCCACGTTGCTATCGACGGCGACTTTTTCGGGCAGTTCATCAAAAGCGAGAGCGGGCGCGCTTTGGTTCGGTTCATGGGGGCCGAGCAAGTGGGCAATGCCTCGACACCGCTGGCGCAAGAGGAATGGCAAGACGGCGTGCGGACTGACCGCTACGGCAGACCGACAGAATACCGCATCCTTGGCAGCGCCGACGCACAGCGTTTCACCGATGTCTCTGCCGATGACATCCTGCACTTCCGCCGCCCTGTTCGCATTGGCTACACGCGCAGCCCGTCATGGCTGGCCCGCGCTGCGCTTCATCTGCACGACATGGCCGATATTGTCAGCTTCACCAAGCAGACGTTTAAATTGGCAAGCCAGCCCGCATTCATCATCGAGTCGCCCGACGCCATGCAAATCGGCATGGGGGCCGCGCTTAAAAAACAGGATGCCTCCACGGGAAGCGTGACGCTCGACAAGCTCTACTCGCAATCGGGCGTGGTGCAGTTGCCGCCCGGAAGCAAGTTGCAGCAATTCAAAAACGAGCATCCCGGCAATAACTTCCAGCAGTTCCTCGACTTCCTTGCCCGCGATATTTCTTGGGGCATCGGCGTATCGCCCGAAATGCTTTGGTCGGTGGCTGGGATCGGCGGGGCCAATACCCGCTATGTGCTGGCCGATGCACAGGTCTTTTTCTCCGAATTGCAGGAATGGCTCATCAATCAGTTTTGCCGCCGCTTCTGGAAGTATTGGGTCTGGTCGGAGATCCAAGCGGGACGCCTGCCGCTGCGTGACGATTGGTGGAGGGTGGATTTCATTCCGCCCGCCCGCGCCACGGTGGACTTTGGCCGCGACACCAAGGCGCTCTTGGAGATCGTCCGCACGGGCGCAATGTCCACTCGCCGCTTTGCCGAAATGCACGGGCTGGACGAAGAGGCCGAAGAAGATGCGGCGATTGCTGCCGCTGTTCGCCGCAAGGAAAAGTGCGAGGCCGCAGGGTTGAGCGTCACGGACGTATTCCCGCCCGCGCCAGGCTCTCCTATCACCGCGCCTGCGGTTGACACGAGCGAAGTGCCGCCTGCCGACGTTTGACACCCGCGAGGGTGCATGACCCAGAAGTGGTATGCGTTTAAAAACTCTTCCGACAAGAGCGGCGAGGTTGAGCTTTCTATCTACGACGAAATCGGTGCGTTCGGCATCGGCGCAAAAGAGTTTATCGCAGAACTGCGCGAATACAAAGGCCAGCACGTTCACGTCCGAATCA